ATTGGATATTTAAATGATTACCAACAAAGATTATCAGATAATAATTATTATCAGAAATTCTCATATTCAATTAAAGGAGAAATTCCATATTTAACTTGGAGAGAATCTGTTAAATCTATTATTCACCCTTCTGGATTCAAAGAGTTTTCAGATTTGAATATAATTGGAGTAGCTACTACCGAACCAGTAAATCTTGGTATTGCAAAATCTACCAATATGAAAGTAAATATTTCATCATCAGAACCATCATTACTTATAGAAATTGATAATACAAGTTCTCTTTATACGAAAAATAATTTTTCAATGGTATATGAAGATGATATGTTAGATGATGGTTCTGTAGAAAGAGTATATTTCCCACAAGGAACTGCATTAAAATCATACATTTTAAATAAAACCAATAAAGTATTGCTAATTGATGACATCAGTTCTCAATTTACTGGTATTACAAGTACAATTGGTGGTTCAGTTGTGGGTCTTTCTTCATTCAAACTTACATCTTCTAGTTATCCTTTATTCTATAAAGAATTTGTTGGGTCTGCAACTACAGTTATAGATTTGGCAAATGATAAATTTGTTATTCCAAATCACGGATTCCAGTCTGGACAACAAATTGTCTATAATTCTGGAGTTGGAAGTACAATTGGAATTGCTACGACATCATACGCTCAAGGTCCATTAGATGTAATAATGGCAGTTGGTGCAGGAATTGGAAGTGCAATATATGAAAATGGATACAATCAATATGTTCCATACAGTGGAATTGTTACTGGAATTAGTACAACATTAGTTCCTGCTGGACCATCTATTCAATATTTTGGTTTCGGATCTCCCATCCCATCAACAGTAAATACTGGGATTGGAACTGGTGCTTTATTCCAGGTATTGATAAATTATAATGCTGGAACTGGAATTCCAATTGGAACATCAATTCAATTAATTGATGGTGGAAGAGGATATTCTGTTGGACAGCAAATTTCTATTGCAGGTACATACTTTGGTGGATCTACCCCTACTAATAACTTATATTTTACAGTCTCTAAAGTCTCTTCATCTAGAACTGGAACTGCCAATGCTTCTTATATAAGTGTTGCATCATCTTCTTCTGGAACTGGAACAGGGGCAATATTTGATGTTTATAGGGATTTAAACAAAGATATTAGTTTAGTGAATGTAATTGAAGGTGGTGTTGGATATGCTTCTACAGATCAAATCATCATTTCTGGAGGAGATATTGGCGGATCTGCTCCAGCAGATAATCTTTACTTATCTCCAACAGTATTGGGAACAAAAAAATTACCAACAAATCTTTTTGTTCGTAAAATAGATGTCAACAATTTCCAACTTTCTGGTTTATCCACAACAATTTCATCTCCATTTAATTTAATTTCACTTGGTTCTGGAACACAATCATTCAGTCTACAAGAATCAAATCAAAATGTAATTATTTCTATAGATAATATTATTCAAAGTGCAATTCATAGAAAAAATATTACAATAGGACTTTCTTCATCTGTTGGAATTGCTTCAACGTCCATATATGTTTCTTCTGGAATAAACTCAATAACAGCAAGTGATATATTGAAAATTGATAATGAATATTTAAAAATTAATTCTATCGGAATTGGATCTACAAATAGTATTAATGTTAGTCGTTCATTTATGGGTTCAGTTGCAACTGCACATACTATAGGTGCGGCAGTTACAGTATATACTGGCGATTTTAATATTGTAAGAGATTCAATCTATTTCTCTACCCCACCATATGGACCAGCAATAGCATCAACTGATCCACAATTTGCAACTTCTTCATCATTTAATGGAAGAGTATTCTCAAGAGCATATGACTCATCACAACCAAATGATGTAAATTTAATTTTAGATGATATCTCGACAGATTTTACTGGAGTTGCTGCAACTCAATTTACATTAAAATCTAACGAAAATTCTGTTGTTGGTCTTTATACGAATACAAATGATAGTACCGACATTAATAATAATCCAATTATTCTTATAAACAATGTATTCCAAGTTCCTGGAATAGATTATTCAATTGACACTCCCGGAACTAACACAATTAAATTCTTATCCGGAGTTCCAAATGGCGGAAAAATTGTTAATGTCGCAATCACTACTGGATATGGATACCAACCACTTCTAGGAGCATCTGCAACAGCATCTGTTTCTGTTGGTGGAACTATAAACGCAATTATATTAAATGGTGCTGGAAGCGGTTATAGAACCTCTCCGAGCATCAGCATTGCATCTACTGTTGGATCTGGCGCTTCAATTACTTCGACAATTGGTGTTGGGGGAACGATATCAAATGTTAGTATTACTAATGGTGGTATTGGATATACATCAACATCTCCAATTTATGTAAATATCGATCTTCCCCTTGGATATAGCAATCTCGGGATTGCTTATACTAATGGTTCAATTGGATCCGGAATTAATGCAAAGGTTTCTGTTCAAGTTGGATCTGGTTCTAGTATTATTCAATTCAATTTAGATGACCCTGGAACTGCATATAAAGTTGGAGATGTACTTAAAGTAGTAGGATTAACAACAAATCCAAATGCCGGAGCACTATTTGAAGAATTTAAAATTACAGTAACAGAAGTTTTGAATGATAAATTTAGTGGATTCTATCCAGGACAGTTTATTTTCTTTGATGATTTCTCACAATATTTCAACGATTCTCGCAAAAAATTTACTTTAACTCAAACTAAACTTGATGGAACCATAGAAGTAGTAGATTTGAAGAAATTGCCTGGTTCTAATTTGGATCTTCAGAATAATTTATTTGTATATTTAAATGATATACTTCAAGAACCAAATTATTCTTATACATTTATCGGAACAAGAATTGTATTTAATGAAGCGCCAAAAGCGAATTCAAAATGTTCTGTTGTATTCTATAGAGGTTCTTCGCTTGACGTGGAAACAATTACTCCACCAAAAACAATTAAAGAAGGAGATGTCATTGTAATTGGAGAAAATATTTACGATAATTTAGATAGAGAGCAATTTGAAAGAGTGGTTAAACAAATAGTTTCTTCTGATCAACTTGATACTTATAATTATGATAGCATCGGAATCAACACAGATCCTGATAAGTCTAGACCTTTAAAATGGACCAAACAAACACAAGATAGAATCATTAAGGGTTCTTTGGTATCAAAAGCAAGACCAAGTTTAATATCAACAATTAGGCCAACAACTAGAATTATAAACCAAGTAAATTCTACTGATACTTCAATATATGTGAATAATGCTTATCCTTTATTTACTGATGTTGACAATCTCACAGAATCAGATAGAAATATATTAATAATTGAAAATAAAGATACAACAACGTCAATATCAACAGCAGTTGTATCAGTTTCTAGTACAATTTCTTCTATTGTTATATCAGATGGTGGCATAGGATATGCTTCTACAACTTCGCCAAAAGTTTCAATATCTACAGTTTCGGTCCAAAGCAAAGATCCAATTTTAAATTGGACAATATCTAGTGGATTATCAACTAGTGCATCACTGTTATCTGTAGTTGTTTCAAATCCAATTGTAGCAGTTGGAAGTTTTGGGGTTGTTGCCATTACAACTGATGCTGAATCATTGCAATCATTAACTAATATTGGATATGCAAAAACAATAACATTCAATTCTATTGGTGTTGGTTCTACAAATAAGTACATTGCTGTTGGTCAAGGTGGAAAAATTGTATCCGCAGTTGGTTTTGGAACTACAATATCTTCTTGGACTGAAATTGACAAATATGAAGAAACTTCTGTATTTGGAATTATAACTAGATCCGCAAGTTCATATATTTCATCTTTATCTGATATTAAATATTCTACAACCTTAGATAAATGGTTTTCTGTTGGTTATTCTGGAGCAATTTTCTCTGCAGTTGGTGTTGGCAGTACTTCATTCGTCAAAATTCCTTCAAATACTTCCGAGAATTTAAATTCAATTGCATTTGGTAATATTATTGTTGCTATTGGTGACAACGGCACAATTATTACTTCTGGAATTGGAACTTTCTGGAGTTCCAATAATATAACAGCTCAACATTTAAATAAAATAATTTGGACTGGAACAAAATTTGTAGTGGTTGGAAACAATAGCACAATACTTATTTCTTATGATGGAAATAGTTGGACTGCTGTAACACCAAATATTGTGGGATCTTTTGTAAATATTCATTACAATAGTTCGTATGATTTGTATACATTATTAAATTCCAGTGGAATTTTATATTACTCCAAAGATCTTCAAAATTTGACACAAAGATCATCAAATCAATCAAATATATTAAAATATATTGATTATTCTCCAAATTTAGATAGATACATTTCCGTTGGGATTGGTGCTACAATGATTTATTGTGATCCAGTTTATAATTTTGCTGCAGCAACTTCAAATACAACATCTGGAATTATAACTTCAATCACAATAACAAATCCTGGATTTGGATATAATTTAAATAATGCACCAAAAGTACTAATTGAACCAGAAAAAACAAAAATAGAAGAGGTAGTATCAATTAAAGCAAAAGGTGATTTTGGAATTATTGTGGGAATTGATACAAGTGTCGGAACTGGATCTACTATTCCCAAAATTAAATTCAAATTAAAATCTGAAAATTATGACAATAACACTTTAGGTGTTGGGTATTCTTCTCTTAATACTTACGGAATAGTATCTAGTCAAATTTCAATTGGAGATTATTTTACAATTTACAACAGCAATGTCCAATGTGGTCACGCTTTAACTGGTATTACTACAAGTTCTATTCCTTGGGTAGTTGTAGGAACTGCTAATACATTTATTGATGGTGTTTATCGTGCAGAAAATGTAGAGTCATCTGGTGTTGGAATTGTTACCGTAACTTGCAGTTTTAATCCTGGATCGGGATTGGTTAATTCAATTAATTTTGCAACAAATACACAATTAATAACAAATGGATTCTATGGAAATTATAGTTGGGGCAAAATATATGATTACCAAAACAGAGCACTTGGTTCACCAAAACAATTTACATTAAATACTAATAATGGATTAATTGGTCTTTCGACTTCTCCCGAAGTTACAAGAACTAGAGGATTATTTAAAAGTAAATAAATAAAGATAAACATTCGGTAAAAATGCCTGCTATTATATCTGACCAATTTAGAATATTAAATGCTGAAACTTTTGTAAAAAGTTTTGTTGGTATAGGTCAAACTTTAAATAGATATTATACTTTTATAGGTCAACCAAATTCTTCAAATCCATTGGCTGGTGGTTCTTCTTCTTGGGGGACAGGACCATCTCCTCTAGATGGATTTAAAGAAGAAAATGACATTAAAGATACTATAATTGCAATGAAACAAATTACTACGGACGATGTTCGTAGAATGATCAGAAAAGTCACTTGGACTGCAGGGACTACTTATGAAATGTATAAAAATAATTATAGTATTTACAATTTAACTCCGGCAACCAATCAATCAAGTTTATATGAATCTAATTATTATATAATAAATGAAGATTTAAGAGTTTATATTTGCATTCAAAATGGGTCAGATCCAGAAAATCCAACAGGAAGACCATCATATGATCAACCAACATTCATTGATTTAGAACCAAGGGCTGCGGGAACTAGTGGCGATGGTTATATTTGGAAATATCTTTATACTATCAAACCATCAGAAATTGTAAAATTTGATTCAATTGAATTTGTTCCAGTTCCTGAAAATTGGGGAGCATCCGGAGAAAGTATAGCAACTCAATCAAATGCCATAGACGGAAAAATTAATTCAGTAATAATCAACCAAAGAGGAGTTGGATATAATCCAACTTCATCTACATTCACAAATATTCCGATTTTAGGTGATGGTAGTGGCGGAAAAGTTACAGTAACGACAGATTCTTTTGGAAAAATCTCTGAAGTTTATGTTACTGATGGTGGGCAGGGATATACTTATGGATCTATTCAATTTTATCCCGGAGCACCAGGAATAACATCATCGTTGACTAATGTTGGTGTTGGAGCGACTTCTTTTGCTACATTTGATGTAATCATTCCACCAAAAGGTGGTCACGGATATGACATCTACAGAGAACTTGGCACATATCGTGTTCTTGTGTATTCTAGATATGAAACATTGGAATCAAATCCAGATATAATTACAGGAAATGATTTCTCAAGAGTTGGAATTATCAAAAATCCTTTAACACTTGGAAGCAATACACAACTTTTAAACACATCTTTGATAAGTGGTCTTAGTGCAATCAAATTTACTGGTTCGGCAACTACTGCTACTACATATGCCGTAGATTCTGTCATTACTCAAACTGTTGGTGTTGGTTCTACGGCAATTGGTTTTGTTGCATCTTGGGATAATGTTACTGGAGTTTTAAAATATTACCAACCAGTAGGATTATCTACAATTGGTGTTGGGTATAAAATAAATCAATTTACTTCATCACCTTCTTCTGGTGGAAGTTTACTTGTAAATGGTTCATCAATGAATGGCACAACACCATTATCAATTGATAATGGATTTAGTGGTGTGTCCACGACAATATACAACAGAACATATCAATTAGGAATGACATTTAATGCAGGTATTGCATCTGCAGAATATAATAAAAGGTCTGGTGAGATCATATACATAGATAATAGATCAGCAATCCCAAGATCTTCCAGTCAAAAAGAAGATATCAAAATTGTATTGGAATTTTAAAAGAAAATGCCACAAAACACTAATTTAAATGTATCTCCATATTTTGATGATTTTTCTGATTCGAAAAATTATCAAAGAATTTTATTTAAACCTGGGACTCCAATACAGGCTAGAGAATTAACAACTCTACAATCAATTTTACAGAATCAAATTGAAAAATTTGGCAAAAACCTTTTCAAAGAAGGTTCAATGGTTATTCCTGGTCAAATTGCATATGACCCGGAATATACTTGTGTCCAAATTGATGAAGTCCATTTAGGTATTCCAATTTCTCTCTATATTGAGAGTCTTTTAGGAAAATTGATTCAAGGGGAAACTAGTGGCGTTAAAGCAAAAGTAGAAAATTATATCACCAGTTCAGAATCAGAAAGAAATACATATACTCTTTATATTAAATATCAAAGTTCCAGTGATAGTGATTTTTCAACAAAAACATTTGCTGATGGCGAGAATCTGATTGCATTAGAAGATATTTCATACTCTTTATCCGCAATAAGATCTGGGTCTACATTTGCAACATCTGTTCTTTCTAATTCAACTTCTATTGGATCTGCCGCAAAAATTGTATCTGGAGTATACTTTATTCGCGGTTTCTTTATAACTGTAAATTCAGAAACAGTTATATTGAATCAATATACCAATAGTCCAAGTTATAGAGTTGGGTTATTGGTTAATGAAGAAATTGTTGTGGCATCAAATGAATATGTTGATTTATTTGACAATGCTCAAGGATTTTCAAATTATGCTGC